ACGTGCGGGCAAGTGGCGACAGTGAGGGATCCTGCACCTTCGGGCCAACGACGTTGGACACCGCCGCCGCCCGGGCAACGGTTTCAAATACCGCCATCGCCGCCATGGCCTCGCGGCCTAGGAACCCCCGTGCGGCGGCAAATGCCACCGCCGGGCCGAAGATGCCGCCACGGGTAGCCGCCGCTGCCGCTGCAAAGGCGTTGGCTGCGCCCTCCTGCTCCAGACGGGCCGCGCCCGCCCGGGCGACTCCCGGGGCAATCGGAGCCTGCTGGACGCCCTCCAGCGCCCCAAGAGCGGCCCCGGCCTGCTCCATGGCCGCGAGGTCCATCCGACCCGTAGCAGCCGATTCTGGAGCCCCACGCCCAGCGTATTCGACCCCAGCCGCGTAGATCGGGGCAAGCCCCGCCCGCTCCATAAACACCTCGGCCAACTCCGGCTGGAACATCTGAATATCGTGGAAGACCTCCTCAAGCGCGGAAGCCATGATCCGATCAGGCTTTGCATCTGCGTTCAGGTACACCACCCCACGGCTTCGCATCGAGTGGAATGCCGGGTTGAACTTGCCGGACGGGCGGAACCACACCACCTTCCGCCCCAAAGCCTCGATCTGCTTTTGGACACGCTTGCCAGACTTCGGGGCCGTGGTTTCGGTCATGGTCATCCCAGCCCGGGTGCCCATACCACTCAAGACGGTGGCCGGATCTGCCTGCTCCATAACCGCAGGCATCTCGCTGATCTTCTCCGCCACCGCATTGTGGATGGCCGAAGCCATCAGCCGATCGGTGACAGCCGAGCCGATCGAAGCATCAATGCGTGCGATGTCGTCCTTGATGTCCTGAATCGCCTGCGCGTCCATGGCATCCATGGCACCCGCAAGACCAATGTCCAGACGCTGGCGTTCGTCCAGCATCGACTCAACCTCGGTCTGGATATCCGCCTGCCGCTGCGCCAAATCAGCGAGGAACACGCCGCGCTGCTGCTGGTCCATTCCGTTCAGGCTGTCCAACGCACTGGACACGCTGGCAATCTGCGTCTGGTCAAGGCCGTCCTGCCAGTTCACCCGACGCTTCAGCGCGTCACCATGGATGGTCCGCAATGCACGTTCGTGGTCCGTTTCGGGCCGCATGGCTTCACGGCGATTCATCAGCGCCCGATTGCCCGACACTGCGAGCACAGATCCCGTTCCGCCGATTCCACCCGCGATGGTTCCAATGAACGCCCCGTACACACCGTCAGCCAAATCCTTTGACAGCGGTGCTGCCGTGAACGGAGCCATCAGCGCAGCGGTGATTCCCTCTTCCGCGCCCTCCTCAAGTCCAGACACGCCAATGATTCCGGACGCACGGCCAAGCCACCCGTTCCTGAACGAGGCAGTCCCGTTGGAAATTCTGGCAAACGTATCAAGACCCTTCTGGCCAGCCTTGGACTGCAACGCCTTGTTGACAATCGGCGCGCCGCGCTCGATGAACGGACGCAATGCCGCCTTGCCAACCTTGGTATTGAGCCCAACACCCGCAATCATTGCGAGCGCCTTGCCACCGATTGCAGCGCCACCAGCCTCCACTCCAGCCTCAATGACGGCGCGGGCTTCGGCTCGCGTTCTGGATTCCTGAAGCGAGTACTCCGTCAGCGGACGCCCCTCGATTGCGTCATCCGCACGCTGCTGGTCAACCTCGTCCATGGCTTCAATGAAGCCCGACGAATATGACGTGAACGGACTCATCGCCGTGCTGATGATGCCTGCCGCAACTGGGACATTTCCCGTCGCCAGCGCACCAGCAACACCAATCATCTGCGGGACATTCTGCCCAACTGCACGCGCTACGTCCGGAATCACACCCTCCGGGGCACCGCGCATCATGCCTTGCTGCGCGCCACGCATGGCAATCAATTCCGACCGCAAATCCTCAACAGTGAGCCCAGACTTCTCCGGCTCGACAGCCATGGACAGTTTGTCTGCAAATGCCTGAGCGACAAAGTTGTGCATTGCCGGATCGACATCGGAGAACCACGACGCGATGTACTCACTCGGTCGCATGAGCGACCGAATGAACTGCCCTCGCATGCCCGGAGTGGCAATGGTCTGTGCAGCCTGTTCGGCGGTCATCCGCAACCCACGCTCAATCTCGCGCAGGGGCAGGATCCCGCCAGACCCAGTCATCCCAATTCCGCCTTCCGGCGTGATCAGCAGGTCTTCATACTGCTTGGCAGCACCCTCCAGAAGATCCGCTTCGCCGGGTGCCGTGCCCGGCGTGGCACCGGGCGCTTCCGACAATTGCGTCTGAACGATCGAGTCGATCGCGTCCTGAAAGGACATTTGCGGTGCGGACTGCGGACGCATAGGTTCCGCGCCCGGCTGCGCAGACATGCGCAGCGCCTCGTCGATCGCCTTCTGGAAACTGGACATTTATCTTCCTACTTACGGTACTTGACGAGCAAGGCCACGAACTTCGCGTAGCGCGCACGACCCTCACGTGAGGTGTCTGCCGCCAGTTGCTTCGATGCCTCGATGATGTCGCTGACCGGATCACCTGAATCCGGCATGTCGTACCCGAGAGCCGACACTTCATCGCGAAGTTCGGCATACTGCTTCCTATCCTCTTCGGTAATGATCCCGGTAATGGCTTCGGTCTGTTGAGCAGAAGCCTCGCTGCGACGAGCGCCAGCCAGAGCACCCGCCGCACGGGCACGCTCCGACGCCAACTTCGCCTGCTGCATTTCCGTAGCCTGTGCCTGCTCTTCGCGGCCAGCCTGAATGCGGGCCATTCCGCCAAGCGTCCGCTGCCGCGTCGGATCCGTGGCTGGCGATGCCTCAAGAGCCGGGGCGTTGGCGTACTGCATGCCCATTTCCTGCGTGGGGCCATAGATGGGACGCATCCCCCCACCGCCCGTCGATGCCATCACAGCAGGTCCAAGACGCTGGGCAATGTACTTGGCCGCAATGTCACGGTCTGCCGGATTCCATGGCCGACCCCAGCCGACCTGCCTCGTCATCTCCTCCGCTCGCTGTGCTAGCGTGGGAATTCGGAGTTCCGGCGGCATGGCCTCGATCGCATCGCGACCAAGGTCAGAGATGGCCATGTCGGCCATGCTGATCAACGCATTGCTGTTCCCGGTCGTCATGTAGTACGACGGGAATGCAGCCGCACCGACAACCGAACCGTCCGGAGGCGCATACACACCAAACTGCTGAAGGTTCAGCAACTTGATTCGCAAGTGCTGGTCCATCTGCGCCTTGTAGTAGTCCGGGATGGAGTCATCGGACATGACACCTTCCAACTGACTGGTGTACTGGTCGGTCTTGTAGTTGACGAACGACTCTGCCTGCATGCGCGCCACCTCAAGATTGGTGGCATTCACGCGCTGGGTCATGGCTTGGATGACGGAATCATCCTTGGCCTGCACTCGCGCATACATCTCCTGAACTGCCGTGTACGCGCCCTGCGGATCACGCTCAAGTGCGCTCTCCGCAAACATATTGAAGCCCGGGGCATAGGCTTCCAGTTCCTGCGCCATCTGGCGGATAGGGGCGCGCAGCCTGTCGGCGTCACGCTTCTTTCGCATCTGCATGGCCATGCCGATACGAGCCTGCGAACGCTGCTGAAGTGCCGCAAGCCACTGCTGTTCCGAAAGACGAATTGCCTGACGCTGTCCGGCCTTGTCGGTGAACAACACAGCAGGCGTTCCGTCTGGCATCGTGCCAAAGTCAAGAGCCTCAAGACCCGTGTAGTACCCGTTCTCCAGCCCCTGCTCAACAGCACCGAAAGTACCGTATGGAGCAATCTCACGCGAACCACGCGGGTCGAGTGCCGACTGCTTCAGCAGTTCGTCGTCCATCAGCGGATCCGGCTGCTCGGCCTGTTGTGGAGCCGCAGCAAAGCCCTCATTCGGACGAAGCGTCAGCGGAGGCTGGTTGGCGAAGTTCGTAGGCTGTGGATTGGGGAACGCGCTCATTACTTCACCAGTCCAAGAGTGCGAGCGGCTGCGGTCTGCCCGTAACCGATCTTGATTCCGAACGGCTCCTCTGCCTGCTTCTCCGTGGCTCTTGGCGCAATGCCAGCAACCATGCCGCCGATGTCAGGCATGACCGATGCGCGCTCCGCCTGCGAACGGTAGATATCTTCCTCTGCCTGCGACTTGGCCATCATGTCCGCGACGCTTCGCTGGGTGGCCTGTTCGGCCCGGAACGCCATGACAGGAGCGTCGAGTTTGGCCTGAAGACCCTGCGTCGATCCAAGAATGGCCCCAGCAAACGAACTGTATTCGTTGCCCGGCTGATATGCAGCAAGACCCGTGGCAAGCCCACGAAGGTAGTTGCCAGCAAACTGCGCGGTTCCAGACAGGAACGAATCCCAGCCAGACTTCGACTTGGCTTCAACCTGTGGAAGCGTCTGAAATGCCGCACGGGCTCCAAGACCTGCCTGAAACATACTCATTACTGACCTCCTCCAAAGGCTCGTCCAAACGGCGAAAGCGCCTGCCCAAACCCACCGCCGATTCCTTCGGCAAGCGCACCAATTCCAGCGCCGAACAGAGCACCACCAAAGGCATTGCCAGCAGCCATGTCCTGTTGCGCCTTATTCATTTCTGCGGCATACCGCGCATCAATAGGACGAGTCATAAACCCAAGACTCGATTGAAGTTGCGCCGCCCGAGCAGCCTGCGCCGCCGTGGTGTATTGCTGATACTGTCCACTCTGATATTGCGCCGATCCAAGGCCAGCCGCAAACAGGCTCTGGGCACCCTGCTGTTCCATCTGTGCAAGCGCAGATGCCTGTGCCATCTGGGCCGATGCAAGCGTCTGTGCATACTGCTCCTGCACGGCTCCTGCCTGAAGTGCGCCCTGCGCCGCCACAGCATTGACTGCTGCCTGACCAAATGTGGTGTTAGAAAGACCAGTCAGCATTCCGCTGACTTGCTGTCGCGCAACCGATAGGTCAGTTTGCTGCTTGAGTAGCGCAAGCGTTGCATCGCGCCCGCTCGCAAGCGTCTGATACGCCTCCTGCCCCGCCGCACGAAACGCCTCGCGGGATTGCGCCATTAGGCTGCTGTACTTACCCACAGCATCGTTATATGCCTGTGAGTAAACCTGCGCGTTGGCGGTCCGTTCCTTTAGAAACTGATCAATGATTTTGCCATACTCGGCGTCCGAATATGTTCGTACACCAGCATAAGCCCTTTCCATCTTTTTGATGGCTTCCCCATAGTCCGTTTCTCCACCAAACAAGTTGCTGAAGAGGCCCATCAGTACGTTCCCTTCACATTTTTTGTGTGCTGCATAGCATCTACAAGCACAGCAATTCGCTCAAGTGCCCACGGTACACCATTACTTTCCAAACGCACATAGGCCGATTGCTCGCGAACTCGACAACGCAATGCGTCATTTCGTCCCGGGATCAAGGTTCCAAGGTTTGTGCGTGTAGCGGTCTCATATACAGCAGAACTCACAAGTAGCCGGGGCGCAACGATGTCACTCGGAAGCAAAAAGTTGTTGTCCCGTTCTTCAGATCGGTATAAATATGTTCCAGATGGCGTTTGTGCTGATGTATTGCCAAATGTTTCGTCGCGTCGAAATTGCGACTCAACACTCCCAACTGTTGGAAGGTGTTCCAAATACCAATCGTAAGTCGGCGTACCCGGCGTGGTATTACGAAATCGATTCGTAGTTTTTGCGTAAGTACGGTCGCCCGGATCCGTAATCAACGAATCAGCAGTGTTGTAAGTTCCAGCAATTTCGGCATCAAACAACAGATCAAGTGCCTGATCTACTGCGGTACTCCACACCGTATTTGGAGCGCCACAGTCATACGTTGCTGTTGGTGTAAAAGCAAGATGAGATCCACCATCTACAACAACAAGTGGGTACAACGGATCGAACTGAACCGTTACCGATGCAATATTTGCTCCAATGGCCTCTTCGGCTGTTTGACCAGACAAAATCGTCGCAACTGGTCCCGTAAGTTGCTGGACTGGTGTTGAAAAGATTGGATTTTCAATAGGAGAATCCATTGACAATTCAACTCTTACATCACGAATCATCACTTGTCCAAGCGAAGGTTCGACAACAGGTCCAAGAGTGAGCACGCTATACACGCGCCTTACCGCAGCAAGGGCGTTGGTAACTGAAAATTCTGCCGCTGCTCCTTTGTAGCCAACAGCGGCTTGGCCATCTACTCCAGACACAAGATCACGATCAAACCACGCAATGAATCCGTTGCTGCTTCCGAACGCGATAAGCGGAGATCGAGCATCTCCAAATGGAAATTCTCCACAAACAGTTGGGGCAGCAAATGATGTCCAGCCAGTACTCCACGGCCAAAACGAATCAGTTGTTTGGTTGTAAATTAGGTGAACACTTGAATTCGGCTGGTCTGTTCGCGATAACACCAAATATATGTTTTGCGCTTCGGCGTCGAATCCAAGCGAGCAATTGAGATTCTCAAACGACTGCTGTTGAAAAAATGTATCAAGTCTTCCGCCAGTAACGCGATTTGACTGCGTGACTTGAAAGTCGTTTGGACGAACCCGATACAGCCCATCTTGCGCAAGCATGTACATGGTCTGCGAATCGCTTGCACACCATGCGTTCGCACTAACAATTCCTACTGATCGAGACAATTCGATGATGCGTGCTGTATCAATTACAGGATCTGCTGTGAGATACGAAATGGAATGTCTGCCAGCAAACATAAGTCCTGATTCACCAACTGGAATCAATGCGACAATTGGTTCACCGGGAACTCCAAACCGCGTTGAAGACGCCCCCGCTACGGCGTCGTGAATATTGCCAGCACTTGGGTGCCAATCATCCGGGTTATTGATGTGACTCAAAAACCAATTATTTGGCGACGCCTTTACGCCAGACAAAGCCAAGCGTCCGCCAAATCGCACCAATAGCGTTGCATAATCACCAGCCGAACCAACGTTTGCATATGGTCCAGTCCAATCAACAACCGTCGGAGAAGATGCCGTAATATCAATTTTGCGATACCTTGCCCCGTCTGCAAAGTAGCAAAACTGTCCAAATACGGCTGCTCCAATTGATCCAGTGCTATTCATCGCGGCCAGCGCGCCGCGACCGCAATGTTGTTTTGTCCCGCCATTGTCAATTACATAGACCTCTCCTCCAGCAACAACAACACATCGCTGCGTCAGCGTCCCGCTAACGTATGCGTCTGCGCGAAGTATCACCTGCACCTGCCGTGTTATGGCCGTTGGGGTGTCGTTGAATGTGTACGCGCCAAGCAGCGGTTTGCGTTTTCCTAGCCGAAGTTTTCCCTTGAATGTGTCGTACGGAACAACATTCATGCATTCGGATGTAAACCCGGCAAGCAGCGACGAATATCCAGCATCGATGCTGATTCCGCGATACGGAATTGCGACTTGGTTATACGGCATTACGCGGTTCTAATAGCAAAGATCAATCGATCAACACCGCTGTTTACAACGTGAATAGTCCACGTTCCACTCGCAGGCCGAAGATAATAAATTCCCGCAGCATTCACCTTTGACCACCCAAGTAACGGGAAAGCACCAAATTGCTCTACAGCAGTAGCATTTCCAGTATTGAACGCCGTTGAAGCAGTGGTAACACCAACTAGGTGCCCTTGCGTGGTGTTTCCTGAATTCACAGGGCAGTTGAAAATTGTGAACCCATGCACCTGATCTTTAGCAACAAATACTTGTGTGATCGTTGATGTTGCTACTTCAGTAAGTCCCAACGTCGTTCGTTGCGCGGCAGTGTCCGCATCATCTATCAATGCCCGACCTGCCGATGTGCATGTGATCTCTTCCACCACACCAGCGCCAGCGGTGCTCCTTCCGAGCAACCTGTCTGTAGCACTTACGTTTTGAATCTTGGCGTACGTGACGTTTGAGTTCGTGATCTTTGCCGTAGTAATGGCCAAATCGCGAATGTGATCCGTCGTGACCGCACGATTGGCGTCCGTTGACGCGTCATCGCGCAACTTGTCTGCGGTCACTGAATCATTAGCAAGTTGTGCTGTTGCAACAGATCCGTCGTGGTTCGACAAAGCAACCCACGTTGTATAGTTCGTACCATCCCAAGCACGAGAAAAGACACGCTGTGTCTTTGTAGAAAACAATACTTGCGTAATGTTTCCACTAGAAATGCGAGTGACAATTAGCACTCCCGGGGCGTCTGATGCAGGAGTCCAGCCGGATGGCACATTGGTGACGACCGCAGCCAACACCTCATATCGACCCTGCGCTCGATAGCCAGTTCCGTTTAGGTCCGTACCAGCACCAGTGATCTGCGGATAGGTCGCACGCGAATACGCCAAAGAGTTCCACGCTAGCGTCCCATCACCAATCTTGAAGTTGCCAGTATCGGTTTCAAACCCAATCTCCCCACCCAGCAACACCGGGTTATTTGCGGGGTTTGCCCAGTCGGCGGCGAGGCCACGGCGGATCTGCAACTTGATTGCCATGAGAGTTTCCTGTCAATCAGAACTTCTTGCCATACTTGCGCGACACCAGAACGCCTGCGCCAAATCCGACCACGCCGAGAAGCAGGGCGAAGAACACCGAACCGAGAAACGAAGAGGCATCAGCGAGCATGTCTTGCATCCTTCTTTCGTGCCGCCCGAGCCTTCGTAAAGGCCGAGTTGAATTCGGGGTCTGATGCGCGGCGGGCGGCGATGTACTCCCGCGCATTCTCCTTGTGATGCGGATCAAGCATGTCGGCAGCAAGTTCGGCGTCCTGTCGCTTGGCCCGTGGGATCCACCCTAGAGCCATGCGAATGGCCTGACCAATTCCTGTCTGCCACAGAATCACGACGGCAGCAACCGCAACGACCGCGATGATGGCCCACTCCAGCGTGATCAACCACTGCGGAACCTTGTCCTCGATGGACGGGATCTCCTTGTGGATGGCCTGCGCCAAGGTGTAGATGCGTTCGGATCCATCAATCACGGTCTGGTCTCCAGTCTCATTCCCGTGGTCCGCGAGCGCACGCGCCTCCGACTGGATGGTCGATGCGTTCGTGCCAATCCGCTTGCTCGCGGAGCACCCACATAAGACGAGGCTAGTTGCGAGATACCTCAATCTTCGCCTCAATCTTGGCAAGCCTGTCAGACAACGACTCCTGTTGCGTCACGACCCGCATGAGCAGACGGTCGTGGTGGATGAATGCAGCCAAGACCCCACTGCTGACGGCCACGACAATGCCGACAATTGCAATCCAGTCTCTGGAAGACAAACGCACCACGTTATCTCGTTCAATCGTCATCTTGCTTTAGACAAAATCGTTGGTTTGAGTCGGTTCAGGAAACACCCGAATGCTATTTGGTTGGGAGATGGATTGATATAGGTCCATGTCTTCCGCATAATGGTCGGCCACCAGCGTTTTTTCTTCCTCAGTCAACACTGGCTTTGGACGAACCGCGATATTGCACTCCGGAAACTCATCAAGATCCAGAAGTTCTGCCATCTCATTGACATGTTCTGGAAACCGGAATAAATGGGTTTCGCCACGGCAATTATTGATTTGCTTGGCAAAGTGAATGTCTTTGGAAAACACAAAGTTGCGTCGCGGAGTTTGTATGACAGCGCCATTCAACAGCGAATTCAACGCCATCTCTACCGTCACATTGAAGTGCGCTACGCCGCTGCAAAATCTGTCGATCGGATTGCGAATTCCAATGACAACAGGTCGGAATGGTTGCGTTCGTTGTGGGCACAGCGAGTGCCACTGCACGTGTTGCAGCGTTTTCCCTTCCGGGTAATGCCCATTCACAATCGATTGATAGACCACAGGATGCCACCGCTTGATGATTGCGATCACCATGCTGCTGCTTCCCGCCTTTGCGTTGAGCGGAACCATGAATGGACCTGCATCAAAGTATGTCATGTCGTTAGAACCACATATCCCTTCGCGGTAGCAATGGATGGCGTGCAGGTCGCTGCGCCGGGATTGGTTGCGACATGGATAATTGGAGTTCCGATTGGCGCTGTAACGGGAAGTAGGTCTGCAAAAATCTTGTCGATTGCAGCCGCGCCAAGTTGATTTAGACGTAGATCGAGGGCTGGTGTAGGTGTGGATCCGTACTTGCCGTCTGTTGGACGACATCCAACCATGTCTACAGTTGTCAGATTGTTGTTAGAGAGAGAAATCTGACTTGCATATTCGCAATTCCTCAAACTGATGTCGCCCAGCGATGCGTTGCCCATAATGTAAAGTTGTCGCACATTTGTGTTGTCGCACAACACTGTGTGTACAAGTGGATTGCTAACCACGTTGAGTGTGCCACCCGGGGACTGGTAATCAATCTGACGCGCGTTGACAGTTGTCAACGCGGTATTACTTGCAATGTAGATGTTCGATATGTTGGATTGCCAACTCAAATCCATCTCTACGGCATCCGTGTTCACCGCAGACAATGCAGTGAATTTTACCGCATCAAGACGTTGCCATAATCCGTTGACTTGCAGGAGCCCGCACACAAACGGATCATCTGGAAGTAACAGTACGGTATTTGACGAATTGATTACGACGCTGAGTGCTGTTGAATTATTCGCAAATGCACGCACGTCAAGTTCAGTGGCATTCGTCGGAACGCTGATATCAGACAACTCACCAAACTTTCCTCCTAGTGCATTGGAGGACATTATGGTTACTGGCTTTTTTCCGGCGGGAGCGCCACTCAATGATTTTGCGAAGGTGATGTTTACCAGCGGGTTTCCACTACCTTGTAAAGAGGTAGTGTTGTCCCAGAACGTAGCAAAGCCATAACCCGTGTTTGATTTTGCCGTTATCGTCAGGGTGCCAGCAACATTATTCGCTGACACAAGTGCTTCGCCAGTTCTTGCTGGAAGCGTGAATGTGGCGCGCGCCTGACGCTCTCTGAGCATTTGGCGAGCACCGGAGTCGTTTGGAGTTCCACGAATTCTAAATCGCATTAGAATTCCCCAATAAATGCTCCGGCGAACTCACCGCCAACGGAACTACTGAAAATTAGTTCTACGAGATCACACGCAATGCAATCAACAACAAGCGTGCCATATCGCGAGCCTCCGGCAAATCCCGGATACCGCGTTCGATTACCAGCGGTAGTCGGATCCGCAATCGTCACGGCACCAAACACGGTCGGCGGAGAACCGCCGAGCGGATACGCAAAACTTCCAGTGGTTGCATTCGTGAGGGGCTGGCTAACGATCGGAATCGGATACCACCGCGAAATCACCTCGTTGAACGTCCACCCAAGAATATTCAACGTATATGCGGTTCCGGACCCACTAACCAAAGGTGTAATGCGAAGAAAGTTGAAAGTTGGATTGACAATGATCCCAGCGCCATTTCCAGTCGTTGTAGTTGCTGGGCGGGTCTGCGTATAAACACGCTCTGTGATACTTGCGGTTGCAGGAAGCGTAATAGTCGGAGTTGCCGACCAGTTACTTACAAGCGTGCGTGGAGTCGCAATAACGCCCTTCAAACCAAATTGAGACATATTCGTTCCTTATGGGTTGCTTACGGTATTGACCATCCTAAATCCACTGCCACGCGCATCGGACCATCCCCACACCGTCGGCTGGACCGGGCCGAAATTGCTCTGAATCATGCCGTCTTTTTGCTTGGCTGCACCGAAGATCGGACCAGCCTCAATTTCCGCAAATCGCTGGCTCTGGCTTCCATCTTCGTAGCCCTCTGCAACGGCACGAACATAGGCTATCAGCGTTGCCTCAACATGCTGCGGGATGGACACCACGTGATCATTTGCCGTGTCGTGCGCAACCTGAACCCACCCAGCCCGGAAGAGCACCTTGAGGTTTTCGGCAGCGATCGGGGTCGGATACAGTTCCAGACGATGCGTCTGGGTTGGCGCTGCGGTCGTCGGAACGACGACCCTGACATAGGCCATCAAGGTTCGGTCGTTGAAATTTGATGCCCGGGCGGTTTCGACCTGTTCGGGAGACAGAACAGCAACCTGCTGGTTCTGCCGCCAGACCTGCGTCAGTTCGGAGAACGCCGCCGGAAGCGCCACCCATGACTGGGCGGGAACCGTGGCAACAACGTCTGTCTGCTCCCTGAATCGCCACGGGTGCGTAAACAGGTGTTCGCCAGCAATGTTGATGATCTCCGCCTGCCGCTGTGCAACTGTCTGACCAGCAGCCGTCGATGGACGGCCACCGATAGCAAGCAGAACATGGTTTTTTAGATCACCGTATGTAAGCATAGAAAATTCCACTTGGCGGGTTTCCCCGTCAAGTGGAGTTATTGGAATTGTTTACGCCGTAATCCCGAACGACAGATCACCGGGCAGCAGCACGGTAATCGAAGTGACTGTCGTACCACCGACAAGAACCACCGCGATCGTCTGCGTGGTCGTGGCGTTGGTCATGGTCCCAGCAGTAATAGCAGAAGCCGACAGACCAACACGCTGACCAACCGCGTAGGTTGCAGAAGCGACATTCGCCGTAGTGATTCCAGCAAGCATCACTGCGCCAGTGGCTCCGGCAGCGATGGACTCCTGTGCAATCCCATAAAAACCCGACGTAGTGGCTGCTCCCGTAGTCGGTCCAAGAACCACGTTTGCAAACACGCTGTTGGATGCAGCCGTAATTGCGGCAGTGCCCTGACCGCTTTCCGTGCTTCCCGACGCCAAGGCAAAGTCAAGACGCACCAGCGCACCACGCGAAATGGTCGAACTTGCCTCGGAGTTTCGGCACCGAACGATCAGGCGGCGCGGCTCGACCCCGAGCGACGGCTGCACGGATGAAGAAATAGTGAGTGACATGATGTTCCTTATGAAAGTGGTGTTGGGGGCGGGCTTGCGCCCGCCCCCCTAATAATCACGTGTCGTTGCGGCGGACGGGAGAAACAATTCCGTGGCGCTGACGGCTGTTGCAGAACAGATTCCACCAGCAGTCAACGGGCTGCACCCAACTAAACGGCTGATTGGGATGACGCATCACGTCGTGCTTCTTCATGTAGCGCGTCGTGTGGAAAATCGGGGTAAGGTACTGGCCGTTGATAAAGTAGTAGCGCGGTCCCTTATCAATCGTGTTCGCGTTGGTTTCCGTCTGGCCAACGGTAGTCGATGCCGAAGTCGGGGCGTTTCGACCCGTAAGCGTGTCGGTCACCGCCGAAGTATGCGCCGGGAAAATTGCCGCGTCATCAAGGTTGGCGCAGTACTCAAGCGGAATTCCACTGAACGTCGGCGTGTTGTACGCAGCATCCTGAAGGTTGACGAGAACATCATTTTCCGCACGAAGGGCACGCTTGTACTGGTTCATTCCAACGCGAGAGCAAAGAATCATCTGGCGCTGGAAGTTGGTTTCCTCAAAGTACTGACGCTGCGTAAGAGGCGCCTTGAACTGCACCTTGAGGTACATTTCGTCCATCGCCGGAAAAAGCCCACCAATCAGGCGCGTTCCAGCGTTATGGTTCGACATGGTTGCACTCGTAGGCGCAGCATTCTGGTCTGCGTTACGGTCATAGAACGAAACCTGATTCGTCCAGCGAGCATCGACCGTGGGGTCGATTCCGAGAACCGTGTTTCCGAACCCAGTGGGACGACCACCACGATCACCAAACGTCGTGATCGAATTGAGTTGTTCGGTGATGAAGCAGGGAATGGAGTACGGCTCGCGTCCGCTGGACGACTCAATCGCGCTGCCCTGACCCTGCGAAGCAGCCCACAGGTCGTTTTCCATGCCGTTGAGCATGGAAGTCCACATGCGCATTTCCTTGACGCGCTTGAGGCGCTTATAGAGCGTCTTCGGATCGCCCTCGTTGAGTTCGACCTCCTGATCAGTCCACGCCATGTAATCCATGCTGAAGCGCCACGCCGCCGACAGCGTGTCGGTGACCTGCGGGTTCATCCACGTGAACGTATCGTTGGGCTGGTACTTCTGGTACGTGGCGGCATCGTCAAAGACAATGACATCACGAATCGTCGTTCCGGACTGAATGAGAGTTTCGCTTGCCTTTTCCTTCAAAAGACGGGAAAGGACATAGTTGTTCTTGACCGCCTCCATGATGACGGCATCTGCGGACTTCAGGTATGCAGGGCCAGTGCTCTGCATGAAGTCATTGAACTGGGTAATTGCAGGCATTTTGCCTTACTCCTTATTTGCGTAGCGCGGTGCGAAGGCGACCACCTTCGCCCGAAAGAATCTGGTCAAGGATCAGGTCGTCCTCGTCACGAACAGGCGGCTTCACTGGGGCTGTGTTTCCCTTTGTTGGGGCAGTCGGCTGTGCAGCGCGTACGTTTGTGGGTTGAGCACTTGCTGATCCAACGATTTCCGAGTAGGCAGCAGCGGCAAGAGAATCGACGCTTGCATACCCGCCCGGCTTGGCAGACCCGAGTTCCGACATCTTGGCCAATACCGCGTCCCACGTAGGAGACTTTGCTCCATATTGGACACGGAGTGACGCATCAGCAGCGCGGGCCTGCGCCAACAGCAGTTGTTCTTGCATCTGCTGCTGCTGGGACACGAAGGCAGCACGAACAGGGGCGACGAGTTCTTCGCCGTACACCTGTGCCATCTGTGCAAACGGATCAGCCTTGGTCGGTTCGGCTGCAACAGGGGTGTTGCCCTGCGCAGGCGTCGCCTGCTGGCTCGTCGCAAGACGTGCCTCCATCTCCTTCAATCGACCGCCGTACGAGTCAACATCCTTCTGGCGCTTCACAGCCGCATCCGCCCATTGCTGGAGGATTTCTGGAGAAGTGCTGGAAATGACCTCATCGGGTACGCCGTCCCTCTTCAGGATCTTGGCAACCGCTTCACGGTCGATGGTGGGAACTTCCGGCGTGGTTTCCGCAGCGACCGGAGCCGAGGCTTCGGTTGGCTGGGGTTCTTCTGCCGCGAGTTCATCAAGCAGTCTCTGCAAGACAATGTCATCTTCATCTAGCGGTTCAGCCGTGACGGCCTCGTTAGATGGCGAATTGTCCTGCTTGACCTGCTCCTCCGCCCCACTGGACGGAGTCTCGGTCTGCACGATGGGTTCAGCATTGCTGTCCATGTTCAGTCCTCTGCTCGGATGTAGCCATGACGAGCCGCAACATTGCGTTCTTCACGGCGACTATGGATGATTGGGTGGCCAACCGAATCGCACTTCACACCCGGAAGATTTCTCGGAAGTGCGCGGCTGACATAGGGATACGTGCTGGTGGTGAAGTTCGGGCTGACCTGCGCTGTGCTTGCAATTCGCGTCACGGGCCCAAACATCGGATGGTCGTAGACGGCACCGATGGTCGGCGCTTCGCTCATGGCGAAGACGCATTCGATGATCTGGCCTTCTGCTGTCTGAAATTCGTATGCTGGCATTACATTCGCTCACGCGCTCCAGCAATCGCCGCCTGCGCTGCGGGCGGAACTGCTGGTGCTTCACCTGTAGGAGAAGGGGACGCTGCGGTTTGCGCAACACCCCCCTGCGCCGGATTTTGCGGAGCCTGCATGGCCTGCCGCATCTGGCGCAACTGGCTGTCATCAATGAACTCGGCCATCTGGGGCACGTTCTGGGCGTCGCCAAGGAACCCGAGCAGGTCCTTCCACTTGACCCATGGCATCATCGGCATGGCCTGCGCCGCCTGCGTCACCACTTGGAACGTCTCCACCGCCCGGCGCGACGCCAGCATCTCGCTGGTCCGCTCCATGCTGTAGGCGTCCACATCGATCTGCATGTCCTCCCATGCCCCAACTTTCAAGCCACCTTGAAACACGGGGTCCGCGATCCCCATGGCGGCAGTGTCTTCCCCGCCGACCGGGAGGACGATTCGGTTGTCGTGGAACATGTACCACGCCACATTGCGCAACATGAGGTCCATGGAATCCTGAAATGCGCGCTTCAGGTGGGCAATACGCATGGTGCTGGCGGATTCTGCCACCGCCACCTCCGTTGCGCTGGCCGATCCGGCGATGTTTCCGCGCATGGCGTCCGACATGCCAAGCGCACGGTCCAGCCGCTCCTTGGCCGTCTCCACCGACTGGATGTGCTGGTTCGTGCTTCCGCCGATCTCGACGGGCTGAAGGCTGCGAGCGTCAAGTCCAGCCTCCGCAAAGACATACATGTCCGGCGCGTTGACCACGTCCTGTAGGAACTTCGGGTTCTTGGCATCCCCGACCAGCATGCGCTTGTACCGCTTCTGGTTCTCCTGCTGGCTCTTGGCCATGTCGTTGCAGTACTCGATCTGGTTCCGGCAGGCAACGATCGGGGACAGCGGATAGGGGTCGTTCGGGACCGTGAATGCGCCGAACATCGTGTATGGACCCGTCGGGGGGCCGTAGTACGGGAGCGGCTTGCGAATCATCTCGCACTGGCAGTCGTTGGAACTGCTCTGGTACTTCGCGACCGTGTAGATCGTGCCGTTCACAAGCGCCTGATCCGTCATCTCGTCCAGCAGTTCTGCCGCCATCGGGTCCAGTTCTGGCACCCAAATCTCATAGATGGCGAGTTCGTACCGCTCTGGGATGTCGCGATTGTCGCGCAGTTCGTCCACCCCGTTGTTCGTGGCCAGCATCTCGATGACTTCCTTGTTCCACGTCTCGTCCGATTCGGCGCGACGCAGCAGGTCATCCTTGTCACCGATCCAGACATGGCCCATGAAGCGGGCCTCTTCCCAGTGCATGGCCGCAGGATCGAGGATAAACCTCGCAGGATCAATGCGATAGATGCGCGGAAGGTAGGGGCCGTCGGCATCCCACTTGCGTTCCGCTCCCTTGGGCTCGTTCACCACCAGCCCGATTCCCCAGCCAAGCAGCATGTCAGTTCCGATGCGTTCGATGGTGGAACGCAGGCGGGTCATCTTGGACCACCGATTCAGTGCCGCCTTCATCGCAACGCACGCCGTGCGCTGGACTTCCGGGCGGGCGCTCGTCACGCGGACCTTGGGGTTGTCATGCACGATGCGTGGAAGCACCATGCTCACATAGGCATGCACCGCGTTCTCTGGGTGGTCAATGCCATGCCCATCGCGGTATCCCTGCCCAGTGAACCACTCACGCAGTTCCTTTGGGGTGGCAAGGTGCTGATCGCGGAACCACTCGGCGCGATCGATCTCGTCACGAATTCGCGAGATGCTGGAAAAGTCAAGCATTGGTCTTTACCGCCTTGTTCTGCCGGATGAGATCACTGGTGGCGGTCAACGCCATGACGCGAGCCTCAAGCGCCGCAACGCGTGCCATCAACGGCAACGTGGCCTGCGGTTCGGTCGTGGGCTCCGACTTCCCCTGCAACTGGCGCATGACCTTCTCTCCCTCAATGGGGTCAAGGTCAATCTTGATGTTGCCATGCAGCGTGATCCGGACACGACCACCCAGATCATCGATCTGGTGGATTGCATCGACGGGATACCACGACGACCGAATCCGCAGGAACCCGTTCACTTGCGCCGCGCCTTTACGGACATTCCCATCTTCTTCGCAGCGGCCTTGGCGTCCATCTTGCCCTTTGCGGTGTACGGGAACTTCTTCTTTCCGACCTTCGGCATCACTTGCTCTTCTTCCAGCCGCGCTTCATGGCGGCGTAAGACTTCGCGCTGACAGTGCTGGCAGACTTGGGGCGCGAGATCCCAAGTTTGCGACGCTTGTTGATGTTTCCGACCAGCGAGTTCTTGGCCATGTCAGCACCCCCACCTTGCCCGCGCAGCCTTGCCACGCTCACCAGTCCATGACCGGGATCGAGCACAGAACGACTTGTGGCGAGGATCGTTCTTGTCCTTGGTCGGGGCCTGCAACTTGCTTCCCGTCGCCCGGTTGTAACGCGCACGGCCCTTGGCCGTCAGGCCAGCGCCCTTGGACACAGGCAACTTCTCGCCACGGCCAACCGACAGGTTCGGGCCACGCTTCTTCGCCATCAGTCTGCTTCCTCGATGATCGGCAGGAACGACCAAATGGGGGTTCCCTCGCCCACATATGCACACACGATGTTGTGCTCCAAGTGCTCGACCGCGTCGTCGTGGTCCATGCCCTTGTCGTTGACCAAGACCTGAACCACCCGGTGCGTGTCGTAGACAACCCGCCACGCGCCCGTCTTCATGTCCCGCGTCAGGCCAATGACGGCATCGTCAAGACCATCAGCGAAGATGATCTCTTCCTCGTTCTCGTCGGCCCAATGCCTGACCCTGTCAGCGTTTGCAATCATCGAAATACCTCCCAATGGCGCAAGAGGTCTCCTGCCGTGCCGGGAGCGTACGACTCCTGCTCCCCGCCCGGAACAGGTGCATCATCCATGGCCATCCACGCCAAGGCAAGCGCAATCACCCTATCGCCATGGTTCTCACGCGCACCCGTGCTCTCGTCCCGAAGCCTGCCCGGGATCACCCGCCCATTCCCATCCAACACATACGCCAACATCTCGTCCAACGTCCCCGTGCATGGGATCACCATCTCACCCTGCTGGACCGACCTCGACAGGTTTCCAAGCAACAGGCGCTTGCTCTGCTCGCTCGACACCCAGCCAACCCGGTCAATGATCCCGTGCGTGGTCTTGCCCTCCTTGCGAGGCTTCCACACACGATGGAACCGCTGGGCCTCAAAGTCACGCTGCAAACTCTGGCCGGGCCCGTTCACCTCCCACGCCACCACCGCCTCCCGATACCACCCACGACACACCTCCGCCACCTCCGCAGCCAAGTCCGCAGGCGTGATGTTGGCATCCACCATCATCGCCACCAACCGCTTGTCCGTCACGTCCAACACCGCCACCGCACTCGCGTGGTTCCCCGTCCCGTAGGCAGGGTCAATCCCCACCGCATACGACGACACCACCGGGTCCTCGTCACCCCACAACCGCCACCGACCAGTCGGGCTGTCCACCCACTTCCCACGAATCCAGTTCGCCCGGCGTGGCTCCCGGCCAAACTCCCGCCGATGACTCGTAATCGTCACGCTCGGGAAGAACGCCGCGCCAGCACCCATCGCCTCCGCAAACACGTTCTGCGCCAAGTCCACCTTGTCACGCTTGCGCAACTGGTCGGCAAGCCATGGCGTCCAGATGTAAGTGCTTCCAACAACCCCACTTATGCTGCCGTCAAAGTCAACCCGGGTCTCCGCCCCATGCGCCTTCTCCGGATGCTGGTAGTACAGCATCTCAACCAACTCCGGGTTCCCCGTCCCACGCGCCTCGCCAACCAACCTGTCATACCGCGTCCCATACCCAATCGGAGTGGAAACCGCGATGCGACAAGAGGTTGTGTCAGATGCCGACCGCCACGCAGCGTCGTCGTCCTCAAGCGCCGCGAACTCGTCAAACAACACAAACGTGCGCCGACCACCACGGCCAATGTGCGCGCCACTCGCCTGACCCGCAATCGTCGCCCCACTCTGCGGATGACGCAACACCATGTGCTGCCGATACTGACCACCCTTGCGCAACTCCGGAACAGGACAGGGAAGCAACCACCCGGGCTGACTTGCCAATAAGTAATCCACCTTCCAGAACAGGCTGTCCGGGTCGCCCGTCCGGTCCACGTTGTCCTCCACGCGACTCACCAACAGACTCTGCCACCCATGGAACATCCACCCCCAGACCGCCAACCCCAACACCACCCATGACGCACCCATGTCACGGCTCTTCCGAACCACCACGTCACGACCATCGCCCACGCACGTCCGCAACCGACGGATCGCCCCAATCTGCACAGGCCAAGGAATGAACGGTACGTCAGGAACCGCGACAGGCTTCTCGCGACCGTCAAGACCAACCTCCTTGACCCGGTACGTCCACGCCGTAAGTGCAAGCCACGCCGCAGGATCCGACTTGAACAAGGCGTGCAAATCCGCCCGCTCCGCTGGCGATGCGCCCGTCACCACAAACTCCCGTAGCCGCATCACATCAGCCAAGTCCGCAGGCCACGAAGGGAGGCATAGGGGATCCGTACTGGGGGAATAGGGGGCTCCGTGACGCAGACGGGGGTGGGACTCCGGCGGCGCGGCAGGCCCGGGGGATCCGGACGCAGGACCCCCCCGGGGGGAGGGGTCGGCCCCGGCGGGGGGGTGGGCGGGGGCTGGGGCTGGGCTGGCCTTGGCGGGTCGTGCCTTGGCGCGGGCGTACCCCCGGTTCTGCATTCGCTTGCGCTTGACGGCGGCGCGGGTGGCGGCTGCTCGCTCTGCGGTGGTGGGTACCCCGCCGGGGTGGGCGGCTTGCCACGCTGCCCACGCCTCGCCGCCTGCGAGCCGTGCGGCCTTGCGCTTGGCCAGCCAGTCTTTCGATGCGCCTCTCGGGCGTCCCCGCCCATCGTCAGCCATCGCCCGGCTCCGGCAGGGCTGGCGGACTTTGCTGCTCGGCGCGAAGTCTCGCAGCCGCAGCGAACCTCTCCAGCATCTCCAGCGCCCTGCTGGCGTTGCCGTCCTCGACGCGCAGCCCGCCGGACACCTCGACCTTCTGCACACCGTCCCGGTACCGCCCGGGCTTCAAGCCCCGCAGCCGGAGCGCCAGCGCGTTCAACTGCACCTGCGAACCCGGCGACGCGCCGGACGCAATGCCGTCCAGCGTCTCCTCGTGCCGCTCGGCCACCACGCGCTCGGCGGTCGCTCGCGCCTGCGCGAAGGCCGGGTCCGCCTTCTCCCAGCCCACGGGAGTGCTTTCCGCCACGCCAGCAGCAGCGCAAGCGCCCCGCCAGCCTGCGCCATCAGCCCACGCTCGCAGCCACGCTGA